TGCTGTATCCCATTGAGATTGTTTTGTTGTTGTTGGGATTTCATAACCAGCAGTATAACTGAAAGCTAAAGTACCTGCTGAAGTAACTGGACTACCTGTAACGGTTAATCCTGTAGGAACTGATGCAGCTACGGATGTAACTGTACCTGCTCCTGGAGTAAATCCTAATGCAGTTGTAACATCAGTTGAATTTAATGTCACTGCACCTGATCTTGTATTGAATGAAATTACTGAGCCTGATGCTGAGAATGCAGCAGGATCCCATACACTATTATTTCTAATCCATAGTGAGTTAGTTGTAGTATTCCAATAGATAGCACCTGTTTGTAAAGCATTTCCATCATTATCTGTTGTAGGAGCACTAGCTTTAGCTCCTAAATAAATGTCATCAAAGCTATCAAATGAAGCAGCTGCGGCAGCAGCACTAGAAGCTGCATTAGATGCAGATGTACTTGCATTAGAGGCACTAGTAGAAGCATTAGAAGCTGAAGTTGCAGCGTTAGATGCAGAAGTAGAGGCTGCTTGTGCATGGTATTTAGCAGAGTATTCTCCACCTGCTACAGTACCTGAAGTCTTTGTAGCCCAATCATTAGCTAATTCAGAACTTGCTGCTGAATCATTAGCATATTTTTTAGCTGACCATTCTGTACCATCGACTGTAGAAGATGTCTTAATAGCCCAGTCTTTAGCATTACCAGCTGAAGGACCCCCAGTTCCACCTAAAGCATAAGCTTTTGCTGACCACTCACTGTCAGCTACGGTAGATGAAGTTTTATTAGCCCAATCTCTTGATAAAGTAGAGTATGTACCTGAAGTAGTTGCTGAGTTAGCAGAATCTGTTGCGGATGAGGCAGCATTTGATGCACTTGTTGCTGCATTACCTGCTTGTGTAGTTGCTGTTGAAGCTGAACTAGCTGCACTTGATGCAGAACTAGATGCAGCACTAGCACTTGTTGAAGCAGCAGAAGCACTTGAAGCAGCGGCACTTGCACTAGCCGCAGCAGCGGTTTGACTTGCAAGGGCAGCAGCAGCCGCATTAGACGCTACTATACCTTCACTGGTAGCATCTGTTGTAGCATCACCTGGTCCACCTGGTCCTCTATAAATTGCCATAATTAATCCTTAAAGAGTTTATTAAATAATCCTTTTTTCTTCTCTTTGAGTGTTACTGGCTTTTCTGCTACTTCTTCTTTAACAACTTTTTTAGCAGTTTCCTTCACAACTTCCCAACCTTGACTTGCTAGATATGTTTTTGCTTCCTGAGCATCTACATAAAGAGTTTGACCTGTAGCTTTTTCTCTGACTTGCATATTGATCTCCTTGTTATCTTTATGTTCACTCATTGAATAAACATAAAAATAGCCCCTCTTGCGAAGGGCTAAGTTGCATTAAGCAGGAACTGCTAAAGCGATGCAAGAACCATCACGGAGTTCTTTAACACCATAGAGTGTATCTGCAGTGTATAGAGTACCGAGGTATTCTTGTTTGTATTGTGTTTGTGAACGAACACCTTGTTGTTCAACTAACACAGCAGCGTCTTTATGACCCATTAGGGCAATACGAGCACCACCAGTTGCAGTATCAGCATTTGAAGAAACAAATACTGGAATACCATATAGTGAACCGATTTCACCGTTACGGATTGTGTTACCAGCACCAACTTCACCTACGAAAGATTGAGCTGTGTACTCATTGATGCCCATTAATGTGTTTCTTGCTGAAGGAGGAATCAAGAAGAAACGACCTTCCATAGGAACATCAGCATCATCTAAGCGTTGTACAGTTCTACGGATACCAGCAGATGTCAATGCAGAAGCATTTGATGAACCTGATGTGTAAGCTGTAGTACCGTCACCACCGATGTAAGCACCACCGTATGTAGCACCAGTTGAACCGTTAAAACCACGACCTAATTGGATTAATGATGTATCAACTTGTTTAGCTAAAGCATAACCAGCGTCATCTGTGTAGAAACGACGGAGTGATGATAAAGCTTGAGCTTCTACGATGTCTTCGATTAAGCGTGAATATTCGTAGTGTTTGTCGATTGATACAGCAACATCGCCTTCAACAGCTGCTTGAAGAGTTACTTGTGAATTTGCTGCTTTAATTGCTGCAACACCTCGTGTTGGAGAAGGAATGTGAACTGTGTCACCTTTCTTACCAACGAAAGACATTTTTTTGAATAAATTTGCAGCAACTAAATTCTTTTTGTACGCAGCAACAATCTCGTCACTCCAAATTTCAGGAATGAAGGTTGCTGCTGAGGTAATGGTTACATGATCTGAACCTAAAGCCATGATATAAATCCTTTTCTAAAAAGTTAAATTACACGACCCTCTCGATATGCTGCCATAATCTCTTGAGACATAGCATCATACTTATCAGGATCGGATTGCATTAGTTTAATAATATCGCTTCGACGATATTTCTTCTTTGCAACAGATTCAGTAGCTCCTTGACTTCCAACATCAGCAGCTTTTAATTGCTGATCTCGGTCAACCTTGGATGTTTCTGCTACTTTTTTAGTGATGTTTTGTCTTTCATTCCATGTAGAGAGAAGTTCTTTAGCAGAATCATAATCATATTGTGTTTCTGCTCTAGCAAATAGCTCTGTACGGACTTTTGAACTTTTAATCCACTCTGCAAACTCAGGAGATTGAACAACTTCACCTACATTTGGGAACTCACTCTTTAATTGTGCTAGTGTTTGCTCTCTTTTCATGAGCATAGCACTTTCTTGAGCTTGTTTAATTGCAGGATGATTGTCAATTGCCCTATTTACAGCAGATTTAGGTTCAACGAAAAAATCATCATCACTTACTGTTGCTTCTTGTGTCTTGGATTCCTTAGCTGTTTGGGTTTTAATAAAGTCATCCACTACTTTTCGTAGTTCACCTACTTCACTGCCTTGACGACCAATGAGCTTTTCAGCTTCTTGGTGCATACTTACAATGTCTTTTAGTGATTTGCCACGATACTTTTCAGGGACATCATCTTCAACTGGTTTAGTTTCTACTTTCTCTTCAACTTTAGGTTCCAACTTATCTGTTTTCGCCATGTCGTTAAGACTAGAAGCCTCCAAATCATTTACTAAAACTTCATCTATTAATCCTGCCATATTATTTCTCCTGTGCGTTTAGCATTTTAGGAAAGGACTCAAGCGGCATTCTGCTTGCGTTCTTTAGCCAACTGTTGTTTACGCTTTTTATCCCAAGCAGCGGCTGCACCTGGAAAGCTTCCTGACCAACCCTCTAAGTTCACTCTAGGTGCACTGATGATTTTATCAGCGTTAGACGAACATTTAGGGCATGGAAAAGTTTGTGTGTATTCCGTTAGCTCTTCAAAGTGATAATCACAAGTAGAGCAGTGGAACTCAAACAACTTCTTCATTTTGTAACTCCTCATAGGCTTGCTCTGAAGCATCTTTTAGCGACAGAATCCATTGAAGTATATCTAGTTGACCTTTTCGTTTGTGAAACTCCTCAAACGACTCGGCTGTATTTATTTTATTGTATGTATCAAATAGGTTTTGAGTGTCTTCTATGAAGTCTTGCCAACCTTTTGTAGCCATAGTACTAAACCTGGCTTCATAATATTCTTGCAGTTCTCTTTCCATCTATTGCCTTTTTAATAAAAGTAGTGTATAATGAGAGTTTATAATACAATTATAGCATAGAAAAACTAATTTGTCAAGGGTTTCTTACTTGCTTCCATTTGTTTCTCTACAATCTTAAGATTTTGGTCCATATCAGCTTCTTTAAGCATTAATTCAGCTATTTTTACTCTTCTATCGAACTCTGCAGCGATTTTATCGTCTTCATTCGGTAGGTTTGTAGAGATAGCAGTCATCAATTTAGCTTGTGTTTCTTGTGGTTTAGTTTGTATATCCACCACATTTTTAGCTGCCATAGTCTTATTAACTTGTACTTCTGACATAGTTTTCTCAACTTTAGCTGCTGCATCTTGCATTTGTAACTGCATAGCAACTTGTTGCATTTGTTGTTGCTGTGGATCAGGTTGAGAAGCCTGTGCAATTTGTTGTAAGAGTGTATTCTTATTAGGGAGGCTAGAGTTAGCAATTACACCTTGGATAAGGATTGGAGTAATTGGATTATCTGAACCTAATGTTTTAAGTAGGTTAATGATTTGTAGTTGTTCTACTTCTCTTGCTAACATACCTAATGTTGAAGAAGGAATAAATTTCCAATCTTTAACTGGGAACTCTTCAGGATTAAACTGCATAAATCTCCAAGCTGCCTTCTCAATAAATGGAATGAGGAATTGATCTTGGAAGTTTACTAATGTGCGTTTATTTTTCTTGAGGATGCTAGAAAGAGTCACAGATAATTCACTACCAGCAGGTTGTGTTTGCATAGCTGCTGAGTCTAATGTACCTGTAGCTTGTAATAACATTGTTTCAAATGCTTGTGCAGTTTGAATGTTGCCACCGTCTGTTTGACCAAACTTAAATGGCATTAAAATTTCTGATGGATTACCATTTGTTAAAACAGATTTACCCATAGGTACAGTGGTAAGTGCTAATGAGTCTAAGTGGCTACGGAGTTGAGCATCAATAGCTTTTTGCATATTGTAGCCCTTCTCTGCAACACCTCTACCCCAAAATCTATTTGGTACTGTGTCATCTTGGTAAGCAACCACAGGACGATCCTTCATCATGTAAGGACTGCGTTCTGCTTTTAATAGATTAGTGTCATTACCAATAACAACAATAGCTTCTACTAAGTCACCATACTCTTCCATGAGTTCTGACTTCTCTTCATCTTCACCTAGTAAGTCAACAATCTCATCTTCTTGACCATCAAGTAAAGATGCTGGTACTAAACCATAGTAACGAATAAGTTTAATCTTATCGTCATTATATTCTTTGTCTAACCATGAAGCTTCTAAGTCACGATCAGGTGTTGCATCATCTTCGATGTCAGTGTCTTTGTAGATGCCAGCTTTAACACCTTCAGCAACTTTGTGTGCTGATACAAACTCTTCAATAGCTACACCCATAGCATCTTCAATAGAAGTTGCTGTTGGATCAATAAGGAAGTTTTGTGGGGAGATTGGTTTAAGACCAACTAATACAGATTCTTTTTCTTCTACACCGACAGCAATAGCATCTACTTCAGGTAGTTGTCTTGTTGCTGGAACAAGCTCTTTAATTTTCTTAGTTGTGATTTCACCAATACCAGTTCCATAGATAGAAGCTAATAAAGTAATATCACCCACTGCTTTACGAATCTTATTCTTTTTAAATTTCTCTTTCATGTAGGTTTTTAAATATTCTACATCTCTTGGGTCTTGATCAAGCATATCATCATCAATGTCAAATAGATGATCACCTTGTCCAAAGATAGCTTCTTCAATATCAGCTGTATGATTCTCAATGGCTTGTTGTAAAGCTGGGGAAGTAATACGACTTCTTTCTGAGTCTCTTAAACGGTCTTCAGCAGCCCATTCACCTCTCCAAAGTCTTTCAAACTCTTTCCACTCAGTAAGGTAATTATCATCTCGGTGTGATCTCCACTCCTCAACATATTCCATTACCCAATCAACTAATCTATTTTGTGCCATTTGATTTCCTTTTAGTAGCCTGATATAACATCTATTACTTCAAATTCTTCATCTTCGTAATCTTGAAAGTACTCCACAACTTGTATCTGATCTATGTAAGCTAGAGCATCCACCAAGTCATCATGAAGCAAATGATTAGGAAAATTAACAAGCTGATCAATAAACTCATTGTTCCATTCTCCCATATTAAGAGTTACCTTACCATGTTCAAATCGACCTTGAAGAGCCCAAATAATACGATCAGTTTTCTTTTGGTTTCCATGAGTGACATCATCAATTCTAAAATAATGATTATACCTTCTCATCAAATCCATTAAGTATGGTAGGGCTGCATTCTTTAAGCTACCCTTTTCAATACCTACAGCAACTGGTTCATATTTCATTACTGCTTTAATAATTTGTTCACAAGTCTCTTTGATGTCCCAACGACCATGCTTAATTTCTGCTACCCACCATCCACCTTCATGGACTTTAACCACTGCAATAGCGGTTTCGTCAAGTTTACTATTCTTATTGCCCGACTCTTTATCGACATTAATAAAACCAGCCAAGTCAACTGCAATAAAATAACGACCATCACTAGGTTCTTCTTCATCAATCTTTATCCAATCTTCTTTGAAAATATCTCTGCTGGCAGCTTCAAATGATGCTAGAAACTCTTGCCTAAAAGCAAAGCTGGACATGGATTGTTTAGCAGCTTCAATTTCCTTTGCAGGGATTAAGGGGTTATCATAAGATGAATAATGGAATCCAGTCCACTCTACATCTTTACCACTCTCTGCATATTTATATAATTCGTAAAAGTGATTACGACCTTTAGGAGTTCCTATGAACATGGCTCCACCTTGTACATCGGCTAGAGCTGGTCGTAAGATTTGTTCCCAAACATTAGGTTTAATGTCTGCGTACTCGTCAATCACTACGAATGCTAAACCGACACCACGAAGTGTGTCAGGTCTATCTGCACCTTTTAAGAAAATCTTTCTTCCATTTACCAAGGTCAAGATGGAAGTGTTTTCATGTGCAGCTGTTATAACTTCATGTCCTAGTTCCTTTAGCAACCCCCAAAGAATGTCTTTAGCTTGTTGGTAGGTTGGAGCAACATAGAATACATCTTTATTCTTACTCTTTAACGCTTCAATGAGAAGCATCCATGCAGCTAAACGACTCTTACCAAAGCGTCGTCCTGCTGCTACAACTTTAAAACGAGTCTTGTCGTTAAATACCTCAAGTTGCTTCTCATGTAATTTTACTTGTAAATTAGCCAAAATTAATTAAACATACTCGCTTTTTTTCTATCTGTCTCTAATCTTTTTTTATTTGCTGTTTCATTGTCGTAGTAGAAAGCTTTATTATTTTCTATAGCTTCTCTTGCAAGTCTGTAAACATCTTCTTCAGTTTTAGCTTTCTTTGCTATCTCTAATCCAAGAGCATTATTAAACCTATCCATGTCGGATTCTTCTTTGTAAAGGTTTCGATCTTGCTCAGAAAATTTCCACTCATTGTAATTGCCTAAACCTTTTGCTATTGTCTCTCCAAACTTCCTAGCATATAAAGCAGAACCTACAAGATGGCGATAGGCATCACTAGCCCCAAGAACAGTTCCCTCAGAACCATAGAGTTGATTACCAGGTTTTTCAGCTACAGTTTTCATATCGAAGTATCCTGGCTTATTAAACCAGTCCACTGCTTTTGAAATTACAGCATAAGGGGTAAATTTATCCTCTTTGTCCATCGTCTTCTTTTATTTCCTCGTAGTCAGCTTCTTGTATTTCTTCTTCACTCGAATGTATCACTGTATCACCGACACCCATAATTTGGATGTTAATCTGATTACTCTTACCTTTAACTTTTTCTAGATAGTCAGCTGGAAGGATACGATCCATGACAATCTTTAGGCAAGCCATTTGGTCATCATCTGTATCGTCAAGAGCTTTATGTAGCACTTTCTCGACAATGTATTTACTTTCACGACCCAGCATCTCTGCTAAGATTTCTTGTGCCCTTGCTTTTTTAGAAACTGGTAGAATGGCATCACTCTTCCGTTTCTTAATGATTTTGTTCTTTTTGTATTCGATGGGTTCTAAACCCTGAGCCATGCGTTCTTTGTTTAAACGAACAAGGGCTGGTCTCCCTGCACCTGGACGACGACCACCTCTACGGCGGACTTGCTCAGCCACCCCGTCTTTATTTTCAGGAGTAGCTTCTGCTACGACTATCTCAATATCTACTGGCTTTATCTCTTCATTCATTCTTTACCCTTACGGAGAAAAGCAATTACAATTAATTGCCTATATAACAATTATATCATAACTTTTTAAGAAAGTCAAGTACTTTATGAAGAATGTTATTGGAGTACACTATGTGGAGGTGTTTCTTCACTTCATTCAGAAACTATGGGTATAGGGAAGCTGAGTTTCCCTGTTAAAGAAGATTATGATTAAAATACAGGTAAAAACTATTTTCATTCATTTAGAAGATTTCTCTTGACAGAATGAAAACATTCTGTTATAATAAGATCTTAATATAATATATATATAATAA